ACAAACAACACACCACAAGTAATAGACAGTAATGAATTTGTTGGTGATATCTACATATCACCCGCTAGATCAATCAACACAATTCGACTCTCATTTGTAGCAGTCTCTACAGGTGCCAATTTTGAAGAACTAGAAGGGGCATAAACAAAAAAATGGTCATGTAGAGTTCAGTCTACATGACCATTAAACAGCAATTACTTATTAAGGAAGTAATCACTATGACTATTTATAACACCATATACAAAATAACAAACAAAATCAACGGAAAGACCTATATTGGTATGCATAAGACAAAAAACTTAGATGATTCTTATATGGGTTCTGGTTTTCTTATTAAGAGAGCTATAAAGTTCCACGGAAAAGAAAACTTCGAAAAAGAAATTTTGTTTGTGTTTGACACTTATGACGAGATGTTAGAAAAAGAAAAAGAATTAGTAACTGAATCTTTTGTTGATAATCCAATGACGTACAATCTTGTTTGTGGTGGTCTTGGTTGGGATGTTGGAAATTACGTTGTTGATAATAATTTAGGAATACACTCTTTGACATTTTCTGAAAGATCAAATTTTTCAAAAATAAATCAAGCAAATAGATGTGTAGAAGAAAGAAAAAAAATGTGTTCTGATGGTGGGAAACTTGGTGGTGTAATTTGTAGGAAGAATAATCTTGGAATGTTTTCATTAACAAAAGAACAAAAATTAAAAAATTCCCAAATGGGAATAGAAAAACAAAAGAAAAATAAATTAGCAAGGTTTAATAGCGAACACCAATCTAACTTAGGAAAGATTGGCGGGCCTAAGAACAAAGGGTTTAAATGGTACACAGATGGTGTAGAAGATTTTAAGTATACACGAAATCAACAAATAGAAGTCTCTTTTGAATTATTCTTAAAAGAGAATTCTCAATTTAAGCATGGAAGAACAAGCGGAAGAAGACCAAAAAGAATTTGCGATTAGTTCGCATATAAATAAGTTATATAAGACAAACAATTTATAGGATTATAAAAAATGGCTACGATTTCCCAATTTAAAGCAGCCCTAAGTGGAGGCGGTGCCAGAAGTAACCGCTTTGAGGTCTTGGTTGAATTTCCTGCATTTGCTGGTGGTTCAGAAGATACTCGAAAAACTCCTTTTTTGGTAAGCTCTACATCTTTGCCTGCTTCTACTCTAGGTACTATTGAACGCCCATTCCGTGGTCGTGCATTAAAACTGGCCGGTGACAGAACATTTGATGAATGGACAGCTTCTTTCGTAAACGACACCGACTTTGCTTTGCGTGATGCGTTTGAACGCTGGCACAATGCTATCAACGGCTATAACTCAAACACTGGTGTAACAAGCCCAGATGATTATATGACCACTGTGAGTGTGTATCAGCTTGATTCACAGGACAACCGTATTAAAGAATATATTTTGAAAATGGCATACCCTAGCAATATCGGGGCAATTGAACTTGGTCAAGACACCAATGATTCTATCGAAGAATTTGAAGTAAGCTTCCAGTTCTCCGACATGACATCAAACACCACAACTTAATCTTGAGACTGGTTCTAAATAGGATTGTGTTGAGACTTAAAAACAATCAACACAATCCAAATTTAATAAGGTGATATACTGATTATGGCCCAAAGACAAGAAATGTTTAGTTGGCTTGATAAGAAATCGTTAGGCGATCAAGACGAAAACAAAAAAACACTATCCAATCAGATTGCTACTGATGATAATGATGGTGCTGTCGTTCTTGAAGATTCTATTAATGAGTTTATTCTCAACTACGATTTTACGTATAACAACCAAGCGGAGTTAATTAATACTTACAGAGAAGTTGCTAACTATAATGAAGTTGATTTTGCAATTGAAGATATTGTAAATGAGGCTGTTACATTTGGCGATAGTGATAGTAATGCTGTTGAGCTTGATCTTTCTTCTATTGACGATGAAATTTTATCTGAAAAGGTAAAAGATTTTGTTTATGAAAGTTGGGACAAGATTAATAACATGTTGGACTTAAACACAACCATCCATAGACGATTTAAGTCTTTTTATATTGATGGTCGATTGTCTTATCAAAAAGTTATTGACAAGGCGAGTGTGTCTAACAACGGTCTTCTTAATATCATTCAACTTGATCCACGTTTCGTCACGAAGTTTCGTAACGTAGAATATGACAAAGCAAACCACACAATTCAAGCGGTTGATGAGTATTTCATTTATAATGAAAACATTGCCGAGACTAATCCAAGTGATCAGAAAACAAAACAAAACAAAAATTCTAATTTTAAAGAAGCTTTAAAGCTTAACAAAGAATCTATTACATATGTTACATCTGGTATAACAGATAGCAATAGCGGATACGCTATTAGTTGGCTACACAAAGCGGTAAAGCCTGCTAACCAACTACGTATGATGGAAAACGCACTTGTTGTGTATCGTATTACTCGCGCACCAGAGCGTAGAGTTTTTTATGTCGATACGTCTGGGATGACAAAGACAAAAGCAGAACAATATCTAAAGAACCTGAAAGCTAATTACAGAAATCGTATGTCTTACGATCCAGATTCAGGAAGCTTTAAAGATTCACGTCACTTGATGACGATGCAAGAAGATTATTGGATGCCTAGAAATGCATCCACAGGCAAGGGTACAGAGGTTGACACGCTTCCCGGTGGCCAAAACCTCGGTGACATAGAAGATGTCGTCTATTTCCTGAAACGCTTGTACAAGGCTCTCAACATCCCTATATCACGCCTTGAAGCTGACTCTATCGTTAGCCTTGGCAGAAACACAGAAATTAATCGTGATGAGCTTAAATTCGGAAAGTTTGTAACCAAAGTTAAGAAACGTTTTAACATGATGTTTCTTGATCTTCTACGAACTGAACTTATCCTTACCAAAGTAATTACAGGTAAGGAATGGGATAAAATAAAGAATCAGATCAAATTTGTTTATTCGCAAGACATGTATCTTGAAGAACAAAAGAAATTTGAAATGATGCGTGATCGTCTTGAGCTTCTAAATGAACTTAACGATTACGTAGGTAAGTATTTTTCTCACGATTATATTAGACGACAAATTCTTAAACAATCTGATGAAGAGATTGAAGAACAAGATAAACTTATTGAAGAAGAAAAAAAGAACAAACAATACAATCCTGATGAAGAAGATCAGGGTAGATTTTAAACCAATTTATAGAAAGCAACTAGAGGAAGTGTACCATGAACACAGAACAACAATTCGTTGATCTTATTAAAGAAGGCAAAGTTGCTGACGCTATGCAACTTATTAAAACAGCATTAACCGAAATGGCTGGTGCTAGTATTGTTCAAACTAAATTTGATGTTGCAGAATCTTGTGGCATGAAAAAGTCTATGAAAGAAGAAGATGACGACATGGACGATGATGATGAAGACGAAGATGATGAAGACGAAGATGACATGGATGAGAGTAAAGATAAAGACAAAAAAGACAAAGAAGCTAGTGATGCTAGTTTTCATAAAAATAAAGATTTAAGTAGCTCTGATGCTTACATGCATATGACTGGAATGAAACTTTCTTCTGGGAAGTATAAATAAGGACTCATCATGTCAGAACAACAAACACAAGAAGAATTGGACGAAGCTACTAAAAAAGTTCGTGTTGATTCAAAAGGAAAGAAAACAAAAAGAGTTAAATGCTCGCCGGGTTTTAAGTTAAAACCCAATGGTTTAAGTTGCATGAAGATGACCGGTTCTGAAAAAGCCGGTAGAAAAAAAGCTGCTAAGAAATCAGTTAAAACTCGCAAGGGAAAATCTCAGGCTGGTAGCAATCGTAAGAGAGCTAAGGCTATAAAGAAACGCAAGGGTTTAGGTCTTAGTTAAACTGTATTAAAAGGATTATTTAACAATGAAAACATTTCCAGAATTTTTAAAAGCTGCTAAGAAGGTTGGTATTTCTGACAAATCCGCAGCCATGCAATTAAAAACAAAATCTGTAGAGAAGCAAGATGATTAAAACATTTTCTGACTATGTTGCTGATAACATAGATTTGGATGAGAGTCTTCGAGGACAGGATGAAATAAAGCTCTTTCAATCTGTCCTTAAAGCGCGTGATATAGAAGTTAAGTTTATACCCGCTTACAATAGTAATGAGTCTACTATGAAGATCAGAGCAAAGTCAGTTGATAAAAAGTTAGTGTTTAACCTCTACATTCGTGATATTCAACTAACAAATATTAGTCAATCAATGAATGTGGATTTTTAAAGGACAATAATAATGACAGTCAAACTTTTAATGGAAAACTCTTATGAAGTTGAAACTCTAA